TTTGTCAAACCATCTGAATTTATTCTTCTCTGCCCATTCAGCGTGGCTTCGTTTAGTTCCGTCCTTTCGTTTCTTTGCTTGTGGCATTGGTGCGTACGGATCAGAGAATAAAAATACTAATTCACAATCTTCTGATAAGTATTCTCTAACCCATTTGTATTTACTATATTCTGCGTAATCCCAAAACCTACCCTTTGCTTCAAGGTATATTATTTTATCATCAATGATTCTTAAAAAATCAGGATGATATTTGTGTGGTACAGAATATTCTATTAGTCCTTTGTGATGTTCCCAATTATGTAAGACTTCTTGGTGTAGGTCGTACTCCCATTTAGAATCGTAGCCTTTTGGAAGACCTTTTTGAACTGGTCTTTTAACTCTTGGTTTTCTCATTAGTGTACTGTCTCATCTATTGGCATAGTCATTCCGCTTTCTCTTAATATTATTTCAGCTTTAAGAAGTTCTTCTAATCTTTCTAAAAGCAAAGTGTCTATTTCTGGTAATATACATCCTGCAAACAAAGAACTACCCAACGCTACAATCAATTCATCTAATTGTATTTTATTAATATCTAGTTCGTCTGATTTTTCAAAATATTTTTTTTCATTGTCCATAACGATTTGTTAATTCCTTTAAAGTTACATTAAAATTTCTTTTAACTTGTTTCTCTATCCATTTATTTGCCATAAAAGAAAGTCTGAGTGTTCTGTTTTGCATAAAATGTGTTTGATCTGGCATTGCTTCTTTTAAAGTATCAAGAGTTACTTGTTCTCCGTCAGGCAAAAGACTATTAATCCATTCTACTTGTAATAGTCTAGCTTTTTTTCTAATTTGTTTTGATCTTTTTCCGTTCATTTGTAATCTCTTTAACCTTTGGTTCTACCATTACTTGAGTAAAGTATGTTGGTCCTCTAGCATATTGAAATACTCTTAGACCTTTACCGTTGTTTGAATCTTTATGACACTCAAATTTATGCCGACAGTATTTGCAGTTAGTAGGTAACTTAAAGTTACCATTAACTCCTTCAGCTTCGGGCTGATAGCATAATTCAGGGGGATTAGGCTTTTTAATTATAGCCTTTATATCTTTAATTCTAGATTTAATATCAGGTTTGTCAAGTTCTTCAGGTCTAAATAAACATAATTCTCCTGTCTCTTTATTGATAGCTATGAAACCACCGTGTTCTGTTTTCATTCCTTCTTCATATCCTGCAAGCTGTGCCATATATCCGAAAGGATCTTTTTCAGGTAGCGTTCCCTTTTTAAATTTATAGAAAGAAAAACCTGAAGTAGATTTAACATCTATAACTTCTCCGTCAATAACACAGTCCATATGTCCTGATATTCCAGAAACTTTTATACTTTTCTGTTCGTGTGTTACTTCATGTCCTGAAAGCTTTACAAAAAATAAAACCATTTGTTCAAGTATATGTCCGTATAAGAATTTTATTAATGTTGGTGCGTTAAAAGAAACAGACTGCTGTTCGCTGTTCATATCAAACCATAGTTGTCTTGATGGCTTTCCGATGTTTGACATTCGTAAAGTAGGCTTGTCACTTCCTTGATAGAATGCCCATCCCTTTAATGCATCTTTCATTGATTCACCAAACTCTTCTATCTGTTCATCTGTTATACCTATGCTTTCTCTTTTGCCTAAAGGCGCAATAGTTTTATAAATGTCTTCTATTAATGTATCTAAATTTTTCATGTTCTATGCTCTATAAATCTTAATTTTCTTGTTTCAGGATTAAATCCAAGAATTCTAACACCCATTTCTACTTGTTTTTTACTGCGTGAATGAGGAACATTTGTCCACGTTCCTTTCCATCTAGTATCTTTATTAAATGTTTTAACATCAATTAAAATAGTATTTCCTTTTGTGTCTCTTGCAATTAAATCAACTAAGCCAGTACAGCCACAGTTTTTAAATACCTCGTAGCCTTTATCCCATAACCAAGTTACAGCATAATATTCTGCTAAGTCTCCTTTCCTGCTTGGTGCTTTTTTTATTTTTTTTCTAATGTGTTTCACTCCAATTGTCTCCTATCTTGTATTCGCCTGTCAAAGGACAGCGAAGTTTAAAATGTTTGCTTGCTTCTTGGATAGCCTCTACACCAAGCTTACCAAAATAATCAGCGTGTGCTTTATGTACCTCTGCTTGCCATTCATCATGGATGTTAGCAACAAATTTATAATCTAAGTTTCTTGCTCTTGCTTTATTATTTAAAATAACAAGAGCCTTTTTCATTACGATTGCACCACCACCTTGTAGTAAACTATTTAAAGAAGCGTATGTATTTCTTATAAATATTTGTCTGCCGTCTATTCCTTTAAGGAATCCTCTTTTTGATGCTTTCTCAACTCTGTCTCGAAGAGTTTTAAATGCTGGCAAATTATCGAAGAAACGTCTTCTAAGTTGCTTTCCATTTGCTTTGCTTCCTCTAACCACTGATCCAAGCTTTGCATCTCCTGCTCCGTACATGAGTGCATAAATGAAAGTTTTTGCCTGATCTCTTGATTGAAGACCTGCAGTTTTTTGATTTCGTGTGTGTATATCTCCATTAATAATTTCATTTGTATATTCCTCATCATTCATATAATGCGCAAGCATTCTAATTTCTAGTCCGCTTGCATCTATTCCTACTAATTTATAGTCTTCATTTACTATCCAACACTCTCTACATTCTTTACCATACTCACTATTAACATTAGGAACTTGAGCCATGTTTGGTTTTCTATGAGACATCCTACCTGTAATTGTTCCGTTGGGAATTACAAACCCATGAACCCTATCATCATCTTCTATACCATCTATCCAAGAATCAATTTGTGCAATTCTTTTTTGTAATAAAAGATATTCTGCAATAAGCTGTGCTTCGGGTATGTGTTTAACTTTAGCTAAAGATGATTCATTTATAATCGGAAGACCTGTTGGTGTAAATTTATTAGGCTTCCAACCAAAGTCTTTTAGATATTCACCTATTTGTTTACGAGAACCAAGATTAAATTCTTGGAGTTTCTTTCGCATGAAAGGTTTCATATCATTAGTAATCTTTTTTATTTCAGCATACTCATAGTCTGTTAAGCCTGACTTAGATAGTGTACCATCCTTTTTAAGTTTAGGTGTTACTAATTTTACATCAACCCATCTAGGTTTAAATTTATCTCTTACTTCTTTTTGAACAACAAGCATCCTTTCTCTTAGAGATGCAACTAAAAGTGTCGCTTTCTTTAAATCAAAAAGAAACCCATTGCTTTCTTGCTGTTTTAATATATTAAAAACTTCATGTTCTATTTGTAATGATTCTTTAGAAAACTTTTCTCCTTCTTTTAAAAGATATTCATATGTTTTTTCATTGATAATTACATCTTGCTTGCATCGCTTTAACATTTCAGGAGAATAAACATCCCATTCTTCGTGTTCTTCTTTGAGTATATTAACTATATATCCCCACGTTTTTAAACTGTGTCCGTTCTCACGAACAGGATTATATAAACGAGACATAACCAACGTATCTTTTAGTTTACAGTATTCAGATAAATCAATATTGTATAATTTTTTAACTACAGGAACGTCAAAGCCTAAAAGATTATGTCCAATTAAACAATCTGCTTCTTGTAAATATTTTATTCCTTCTTCAATTTGATGTGGTTTAAAACAAACCATAGGTTCTCCTAATGGTTTGGCTACAATACAATGTATTATATCAGGATCTAAACTGTTTGCTTCAATGTCAAATATTATTTCTTTCATGTTTATCTCCTAGAAATCAGGTATATCATTAAAGGTTTCTTCGTTAGTTTCTTCTAGCATTCTACCAGTTTTAGGATTGTATATTAAATTACAAGCTAGTCCTGTATCTCCTGTGTATCTAGATTTTAATACTCGCACCTTTGTAGTGTTTGCTTCTTCAGGATCATCAGCTTGTTGATTTCTTTCGAGTGCTATAACGCAGTCGCTTAATTGACTTATACCTTGTGAGCCTTTAAGATGAGACAAGGATACAACAATCCCTTGTTCGTGTCCTTTTTCACCTGCTGCTCTTCTTAAATGTGATACTAAGAACATACCAACACCTGTCTCTTCTACAAGACTGCGTAGACGATTCATTAATTGGTCTATGCCTCGCCTTTCATCTGATTCAGTAATACAATTAACAAGCATATGTAAGTGATCTATAATAACCCACTCACATTCGCATCCTATAATCATATATCTTAACTTAGAAAAGATTTCATCAAT